GCAAGGTACGGCAATTGCTTCGGCTTATCTCGACACTGATACTGCACATCTTTCCGGTACTCAGAATTTCACGGGTAATAAAACGTTTAGTGGTGGTTTAGTTGTATCAGCTTCATCTCCATCATTTGTAATTAACGACTCAGATGCTACCAATGCTACAGATCAGGTTGGATTTATTTCTTTTCAAAGGGGAAGTGTAGAGAAGGCATGGATTGGTTATGGTTCTTCCGGCAATTCCAATTTTACAATTAAAAATACTGAAGGCGCTGTTACTATTGACAGTAATGCTGATGTTATAGGTACATTAACTGCAACCTCAAAGTCCTTCGATATCGAACACCCAACTAAAGAAGGTATGCGATTACGTTATGGCTCTCTCGAAGGGCCAGAAAACGGTGTATATGTTCGTGGAAGAATGGATGGAGAGCAAGTCATCGAACTTCCGGATTACTGGCTCGGTCTTGTACACGAAGATACAATTACAGTAAGTCTTACAGCGATTGGACCAGGCTCCGTATGGGTAGAAAGTATTGAAAACAATATTATTACTGTAGGCGGAAGTGAAAAGTTTTTCTATCATGTGTTTGCAGAACGTAAGGATATTGAGAAATTAACTGTAGAGTATGATGTATGAGCTGCTTAAATTGTCATCAAGAATGTGAAGAAAATTTCTGTTCTACTGAATGCGAAGAAGAATTTGAACGTTTGAACTCGGGAGTATTAGAAGAATGAGTATAGGATACCCTTCAAAAATTCCTACACACTTTCTTCGGTGTTTGGTGGATGCTAAAAACCCAAAAAGCTTTGAGGGGCCTACGGGTACTACTTGGTTTGATATCTCAGGGTATGGAAATAACTTTACATTAAATAGCGTGGCTTATGATACCGGAGGCTGGTTTTCTTTTAATGGCTCAACCAGCACCGCCATAATGAGCCCATCAACTCCTAACAGCTTTACGTTTGATAATGCTTCCTCTACTGTTAGTGTTTGGTTTCGTCCAACATCAAATCAAGGTAATACTAACAAGGCTATTATCACCGACAATTTTGGTCCTGAAGTAGGCATCTGGTACGATGGAACAAACGTAAGATCCTATGCATATTCAGCAACTAATTCAGTTGGGGCTACGGCTGTGAATGATTGGGTGAATGTGACAATGGTTATTCCTTATGCAGCTCAGCCAGGCGATGCAGGTAGTGGATCGACAGGCGTATACAGAGTTAGGCAATACATAAATGGAAAACTATCTGGAAGTGATACTGCTACTACAGTTGGCAACGGTATGAATGATTGGCCAATAACATTAGGGTATGATTTTCAAAGCGGCACTCCTATAGGTTATTTTACAGGAGATATTGGATTTGTTGCTATCTGGCAAACTGCACTTAATGATGCTGATATTATGAAAGTATACAATACGTTGAGGGGTAGAGGTTAATGGGTATTAAAAATACTATAGTTACTTCCGGACTCACTTTCATGTATGATATGGATAGTGACAAAAGTTTTAGGGGCAAGCCCACGACAAATTATGCACATAATGCAAACCCTGAGAGATTCGGATCAAACCCACTTCAAGGAACTACTTGGTCAGCTACAGGTGACGGAACTTGGAACGTAAGACATCAAGATGCTATAAGAGTATATAGTCACGCAGGCAGCGAACTTACTTCTAAAATCAATACTGGTGTGACTGATTGGACAAACACGTATCACGGCATCTGGACCTTTGATGAAGAACTTGGATATCCCGTTGTTACGATGAGAGATATCGGCAATGGATCGTGGATGTATGCTGGATTTGGTTTTGACGGCACTATCAATACACCCACAAAAATAGGATTAACGACCGGCGATAAGTATGTTATCTCCTGGGATCAGTGGACTACAAACACAGCCAAGTCTGCAAACTGTGGATTATACGGACAAAATTCAACAAACACAGGAAACGGTTTTCATGATGGCCTATCCAATCAGGCAGGTGCTACAGCATTTAATACTAAAACACATACTTGGCAAAGACTATATGCTGTTTTTACGGTTAGCGCAAATAGAGGATTAAATGCTACATGGAGTCAATACAATTATGGACACTATGGTAGTAGAGGTGTCACTAAAGTGGCAAACTGGCAACTCGAAGTCGGAGATACTCCTAGTAAGTTTCTCTATTCTACGAATACAGGCGTAACGGACAGTCGTTCATCTACTGAAGCTATTGTTGACATAGCTGGCGGTCATTCAATTACTCCAACAAATCTTACATACAGCATGGATTCTACTACTTTTGCTTTTGTAAACAGCACATCACGTTTAGATGTAGCGTCCGGAGCCTTATCTACCCAGGCATCCTCTGGTATATGGACGATCGATATGTGGTTGAAGAGGAGCGCATTAAGTGCTGGTGATATTGACACGTTTTTACAAACAGGTTCAGGAAATAATTTTCTCTGGTACTTTAGACAAAGTACTGGCAATATAGAATTTGAAAATACAGGATCTTCTACATGGAGCTTTACTCCAACTACAAATGTGTACTACCATTTCTGTGCCGTAGGTTCAGGGGGAAGTATTACTGTTTACATAAATGGAGTATCTTTGGGAACGAATTCAAATACTACTACTTTTTCGATTGCCTATGCAAATGGAATTTGTATAGGACAAGAATTAGACAGCAATTTAGCTACTCCTTCTGTTGATCCTAATCAAAGATTTCAGGGTGAGATACCTTCAGTTAAGTTTTACAATCGAGCACTAAGTGTTGGAGAAGTTCAACAGAATTTTAACGCTCTTCGGAGCAGGTTCGGATATTAATTATGGGAGCTTACGCAGGAAAGAGATTGCCAGGTATAAGATCATTAAAAGTTGCTTTTGATACTAGAAATATAAAGAGTGTAGTACCTACAGGTCAACCAACCGGAGAAGATGTCGGTGGGGCTAGAGTTAAAGATATTTTAAATAGTGGTAGAACCTATACTCAGAATTTTCCGTTAACTATTCAAGGAAAGACATACTATACGTTATACGGAATAACGTATCCTGAAAGCAATTATTCGCCCGCTAATCGAGATGGAATAACACCTGGATTAAATAATATCACGGCTGGAAAGTTATATAATTGTAGTAGAGATTTAAATTATTTTGCATTTGACGAAGACACGAATACTTGGATTGCTGATAGCTATTTTAATGGGGAAAGAAGTAATGGGCATTGCTATGACACATATGATGGATTAAGTGGAGATGGTGTATCGAGCGAGCATTTAAAATTTCAACAAGATTATGATGCTATAAAAGCAACATTTCCAAACGCAACACACATTGTGATTGGATCTCATGCAGCAGAAAACAATGACAATGATGCCGCAACTTTAAGCAGATTGAAAGAAATAGGAGTTACAGACGCAATAGTAGGGGCAAGTAGGCCAGAGTATATAGCAGTAGGAAAAGTTAATCGACCGGAGACGCACACTTTTGTTTTTGAGAACGTAGCAGTCGAAGTAGTAAAATTAAACCTAGGATTACCTTTAGAGGATAAAACATCTGGCGGAATGATATTTTCAGGTACAGCAGAACAAAACGATATTAATATTAGTCCGTCGTTTAATCCGGTCTCAGAAGCATCCAATGACTATACACTGGAGGCGTGGGTCAAAAGAAGTACTACAGGTAGAACAGATGGAATTATCGGCGACACCCAATATAATTGGTTTGGCGTATATATTAACACTAGCGATAAAATAGTATTTGGTCACAAACATCAAACTCCAAGCGAAACCAGAATAGAAACAATAAGTAATGGAACAATAGCAGCTGGCGTTTGGACACATATCGTATGTACGTTTACAGAAGGAAACGGCATGAGAATATATATAAACGGAGTATTAGATAGAACAGATCTTTCGGATACTGTTGCGTTCAGTCTAGCGGGTACTAACAGAGGTGCAAGATATATTGGATCTTATTATCCGGGCGCGCCTGCAGACGGTAACGAATTTGTGGGTGAGATTGCAGTTGTAAATTGTTATAATAGCGCTTTATCTGACTCAAAAGTAAAAGAAACTTATAATTCTTCAAAAAATAGATTTAACGCATAGTTTAGAGTAAGGTAAATCCCGAAGGTATGTGTAAAATTTAATTCTTGACACGAAGGTCTTTTTAAAATATAATATCATTTTTAGGAAACTTGTTTCCAAGAATAGAGAGAAAACATGGCAGATTCTGATAAAAATATAGTAATCACTCCACAAACGAGTCAAACCGCTGATCCGACTATTCAATTTAAGAGTGGGGCTACGAGCGGAGATCCGATTACTCTGACTGTGACGGACGACGGAACTACTTCAAGCTTAAGTTTTGGAGGAAGTGCCGGTCAGCTTTTCTCAATTTCAAATGATTTGACAGGAACTATTTTTGGTGTTGCTGACGGTTCGGGTATTCCTATTATCGAAGCGGATGCTGATGGAACTATTAGGTTAGCAGAATTTGGCGGTAGTGTTCTCATTGGGCGTGGAACTAATACGTTTATAGGAAACAATGCGGGTCTCAATAATACAACAGGTTCCAACAATATTTTCATTGGAAGCTCTGCTGGTTGTAGTAACATAAACGGTAATAACAATAATTTCATTGGAAGCTCTGCTGGTCTTTCGAACACTTTCGGAAAGTGTAATAACTTCATAGGCTTGGCTGCTGGTATTTGTAACACGGGAGGCTATTACAACAATTATATAGGAGTCTGCGCTGGGTGGGGCGCTGAAGACGCCTTTGCTAACAATATTATAGGCAACCGAGCAGGAGTCTCTATAACCTCCGGTAGCTATAACAACATCATGGGAAGTTATGCTGGTTACTCTAACACAACAGGACGTGCCAACAACTTCATGGGATGGCAGTCTGGTTACTGTAACACAACCGGGGCCTACAACAACTTCATTGGATACCAGGCTGGTTACTCTAATACAACGGGACAAAGTAACAACTTCATAGGATACAATGCTGGTCGCTTTAATACATCAGGAAGTAGCAACAACTTCATGGGAGACAGTGCTGGTTACTTAAATACATCAGGAAGTAGCAACAACTTCATGGGATACCAGGCTGGTCACTGTAATACAACGGGACAAAGGAACAACTTCATAGGAGACAGGGCTGGTCGCTTTAATACATTAGGAAATTACAACAACTTCATAGGATACCGGACTGGTTACTGTAATACAACAGGACGTTCCAACAACTTCATTGGAGGTTATGTTGGTTACTGTAATACAATCGGGAAGTGCAACAACTTCATAGGAGACAGTGCTGGCTATAAAAACACAACTGGAAGTTACAACAACTTCATGGGAACTTATGTTGGCTTCGAGAACACAACCGGGGCCTACAACAACTTCATAGGATACTGCGCTGGTCGCTATAACACAATTGGAAGTAGCAACAACTTCATAGGAAAGTATGCTGGTCGCTTTAACACAACGGGAATTAGAAACAACTTCATAGGAGAGAATGCTGGTTACTCTAACATAACTGGAAGTTGCAACTTCTTCATTGGATTCCAGGCTGGTCGCAATAACACAAGAGGAAATAGAAACAACTTCATAGGACACCAGGCTGGTTACTGTAACATATCAGGTAGTTGGAACAACTTCATTGGAAACGAGGCTGGTTACTATAATATAACAGGAGTTTACAACAACTTCATCGGAAGCAGGACTGGTTACTGTAACACAACGGGATGTTACAACAACTTCATGGGATACGAGGCTGGTTGGGCTAATACAACGGGAAGTTACAACACCTTCATAGGAGAGTGGGCTGGTCGCTATAACACAACAGGAAATAGAAACAACTTCATAGGAGACAGGGCTGGTTACCAAAACACAACCGGGGCCTACAACAACTTTATGGGGTCTAGGACTGGTTACCAAAACACAACGGGAGGTTACAACAACTTCATAGGATACAATGCGGGTCGCGAGAACACAACGGGAAATAGAAACAACTTCATGGGAGACAGTGCTGGTCGCTTTAATCAAACCGGGATCTGCAACAACTTTTTCGGAAACACAACGGGTTACTCTAACATATCAGGTAGTTGGAACAATTTCATGGGACACCAGTCTGGTTACTGTAATACATTAGGAAATTACAACAACTTCATGGGATACCGGACTGGTCTTTTAAACACAACCGGTGCCTGGAACAACTTCATTGGATTCCAGAGTGGTTTTAGTAACACAATTGGATATCGCAACAACATGATGGGATGCAACGCTGGCTACTCGAATACAACTGGATTTAACAACAACTTCATTGGAACCCAGGCTGGTTTTAATAACACAACAGGACGTTCCAACAACTTCATAGGAGACGTTGCGGGTTTCTGTAACATATCAGGAAGTAGCAACAACTTCATAGGAAACAGAGCTGGCGCCGCTAACACATCAGGAAGTTACAACAACTTCATGGGACAGTATACTGGTCGATGCAACACAACGGGAAGTTACAACACCTTCTACGGATTCCAGGCTGGTCGCAATAACACAACTGGTAGTAACAATCTATTTTTAGGTTGTAAGTCTGGATACCTTGCGACCCAAGGGCTAGCGAATATAACGACAGAAAGCAATCGCATTATTGTGGGAAATTGTGGTCATACTTGCGCTCAAATTCAAATTGGTTGGACAGTAGTATCTGATATACGAGATAAGTGTATCTATAACCCAGTTCAACATGGTCGATGTTTCTTGAAAGAAGTAACTCCTATCGAGTATTCATTTAAAAATAGAGAAACAAATGAGATAACAGATCCTGAAGGAAAGAGAAGATATGGATTTTCTGCTCAAGAAATTATTGAGATCGAAAAGAAATATGGAAATCCGGTAATCGCCAACGAAGACGATCCCGATAAACTCAATTTAACAACTGACTATATAATACCAGTATTAGTCAATGCAGTAAACGAACTGTCTGCAGAAGTTGATCAGTTAAAATCTAAGTTAACAAACTAAGTAATCTAAGGAAATTAATTATGCCACAATATAGAGCAAGTCAAGAAGTCATTAATAAAACTGTAAGTAAGTACGTAAGAGCAAGTGCTATTGCATTTTACACTCCACTTACAGGCCGCCCCTACGTTGGAGTGAGCGAAGACATCGTTCAAGTAAACGAAGACGGCTCACTAAGCGAGACGTACGAAAATCTGCAAGATCAGGGAGTCAAAGGAATTTCGTTTTCTTTTGATCCTGAATCTGCTAACGAAACCATGAATATCCTCGATCCTTCTGACGGAGCAGTGACGGGCACAATGACATATGCAGAAGTGTATAATACAGTCTATAGCTTATACTTTCATTTGGCTGCAATTAGAGACGCAGAGCAAGAGTCTGAAGCTACTCCAGAAGAGTAACCTTTATTAATAACAGTATGGTGATATTATGAAAAAAGTACTAATTGCGACGCCTGCTCTTGATCAAAAAGTAGACGCATACTATACTCATAGCCTCTGCGAATCAATTAAACTCGGTCTTGAGCACGAGCTAAATATAAGGGCAGTGTTCCTAGCTAATGAGAGCATTCTTCCGTTAGCTAGGAACGAGCTACTTAAACTTGGTTATGTTGAAAACTATGACCACGTAGTTTACATTGATGCAGATGAGTCATGGAATCCTCAAGATCTTATTGATATTCTTCTGAATGAAAAAGACGTGATCTGTGTTCCTGTTGTGAATAAAAGCGATCAAACTGAGCAATATAACATCTGGTATGACGAAATAAATAAAGATAATGATGGGCTATTTCCTATAATCAAGTGTGGTACTGGATTCTTAAAGCTATCTGCAAAAGTTGTTGCTGATCTTTATGAGTCAAGCGAAGAACTAGTCTTTAGAAACAAGCCACTCAAAAATGTATTTGAATATAGTCAAGTTGACGGGGATTTTGTGGGCGAAGACATTACTGTATGTAATAAGATAAAGGAGCTGGGCTATACGATTTGGTGTAAGCCAGGAACTGTGTATCACATCGGCAACAAAATGTACACGGGTGACTTTGTAAAACTTAATAAACTACGAGATTAAAATTATGTATAGTATATTTCATGTACAAGGTGGAATTGGGAAACATGTTGCTTCAACTGCTGTAGCGAAAGTTATCAAGAATAATTATCCAGATCGCAAACTAATTATTGTTTGTGCGTATCCTAATATTTTTAGCAATCTTACTTTTGTTGATAGAGTATATCCTCTAGGGGAAACACAATACTTCTATCAAGAGTATATTCAGAATAAAGACTCGTTGATTTTTGCTCACGAGCCGTACTACACGACTGATCATATTCATAAGAAGCGATCTCTGATCGATAACTGGTGCAATATCTATAATCTAGATTATAATGGCGAGATGCCGGAGTTAACATACAATCGTCTCCAAAGAAAAGGCGCTGAACAATTTTGGAAGACAGACAAGCCACTGATGGTGATTCACACTAACGGTGGTATGATGACAACTGATGCTAAGCCATACTCTTGGACTCGTGATATGCCAGAGAAAACTGCACAAGCATTAGTTGATCACTATAAGAAAGACTATACGATTATTCAGGTAACAAAGGTTAATTCTTCAAAGCTTGAAGGCGCCCATCATCTGTTTGCTACACAGCAACAGTCATTGCCGATTCCAGACTTTTTTAGTGTGCTACTGATGAGTAAAAGAAATATTTTGATAGACTCTTCTTTACAACATGCAGCGGCTGCTTTAAATAAGCGTTCTACTGTACTATGGAACGGCACGTCTCCCACAGTTTTTGGTTACGATTTACATACTAATATATTACCAGCAATTGATTTTAAAATCAATCTGCCGGATAGCTATTTGTTCGACTTTTCATTCGAGGGAGAAGAAGGCGAATATCCCTACGGAGAAAATGAAGATATATTCGATGTAGATAAAATTATAGAAAAAAGTATTGAGGTTGAATAATGAATAAGACATACTATTTTATGGCTGGACTTCCCAGATCGGGAAGCTCTCTATTATCAGCTTTGCTGAATCAACATCCAGATATTTACTCAAGCCCAAACTCCCCTGTTGTTGGGTTGATGGTGGCTCTCGAAAATCAGCTATCTACTAATGAGATGTACTCCGCTAATCCTAAACTAGAGCAAGCAAAAGAAACGATTGCTAGCCCAATGTATCATTACCACTCTGATATCGAGAAGCCAGTTATCATTGACAAGAATAGATCGTGGATGAATCGCGCACATTATATCGAAGAATACTTTAATATCGAACCAAAGATTCTTTGTCCAGTTAGAGACATTGATGAAATCCTTGCATCTTTTCTTGATATTGTTCATCGTAATCCAACTATTTCGGAAGATGGTACTATGAACTTCATTGATCAGATGTTACTTCGACAAGGATTGAAGCATACGGACCAAAATAGATGTATGATTATGGGGGATATCGAAATGGGAATTCTAGGTCAAAGTTATGAGGCGATGAAACAGATGATAGATAACCAACAAGCGCACATGATTCATTTTATCGAATACAACGACTTAGTAAATAATACACAAGAGACGCTAGATAAAGTCTATAAGTTTCTTGGTGTCGAGTCTTTTGCAAACACTTTGTCGGATGTAAAATCCAATGAAGTACTAAACGATTCAGGTTCTTATGGGCTTGCTGATATGCACACTATAAGAAGTGAGATATCTTCGAGAAAACTAAACCCTAAAGAAATATTGCCCGAAGAGGTTTATAAAACAGTTCAAAATATGGAATTCTGGAGATCTGTAGTTGATCGGTCAGAGAAAAGCTTTGCTAAGAAAGATCATTTCTCTAATTTCATAGGTAAATAGTATAGCGCTGTTGATGTGTATAATAAAAAACAAGAGGGGGCTATTCAGCCCCTTCTTCTTCCTCTTCTTTATTAAGTTCTTCTCCAAGCATATTTGTAAACCCTCTTTGAGCTACTTCAAGTTGGTCTAGCCTTGCTTTAGTACTTGCAATTTGAGTTCCTAAATCTTGTATTTGATTTACAATGTATTTTGCTTGATCCGATAACTCTTCAATTACATAACTTTTATCGTTATATACAAGAGTAGGTTTTTCTTGAATATCGGTACTCATTTTATCTCCTATTTAAAAATGTCTTGCCAATTTCCAGTAGTGCTCGCGCGAGCATACTCAGTTGCACGATTTTCAAAGAAATTCGTATGTTCAACTGCGTTAATCATATAATCCAGCCATGGCAAAGGATTTGTTTCTGAATTAAAGATTTTCTTCATACCCAACTGAAGCAGTCGACGATCCGCAATATATCGAATATATGCCTTCACTTCTTCTGCCGTTAGGTCTTTCACTTCACAACTATTAAATGCAATATCAATAAAAGCGTCTTCTAGTTCTACAACACGCTCTGCAGCGCAATAAATTTCATACTTCAATTCGTCATTCCATATCTCAGGATTTTCACGAACATAAGTTTGAAAAATCTTTGTCATTCCTTCAACGTGTAGCGTCTCATCTCGAATTGACCAAGTTACAATCTGCCCCATATTCTTCATTAGATTATGGCGAGGAAAGTTCAGTAGAATCGCAAAACTACTAAACAGTTGTACTCCTTCGGTAAATCCGCTATAGACTGCCACAGTCTTCGCAATATCTTTTTTCGAGTTCATATTAAAGTTTGATAGATACTCGTGTTTATCTGCCATCTCTTGAACATCCATAAACATTTGATATTCTTCTTCAGGAAATCCAAGAGTCTCTAGCAATGTAGAATAAGCTTCTTGATGCACGGCTTCCATCGCCGCGAAAGCAGCCAACATCATTCGTACTTCGGGTGCTTTAAAAGTGGGAAGATAATGTTTTGCATACCCACAACAAACATCTACATCTGATTGCGTAAAAAAACGAAATATATGTCCAAGCAAACGCTTACTGTCATCATCAAGGCCGCGATAATCTTTAAGATCGTCGGCCATCGGTACTTCGTCAGGAAGCCAGTGCATATGCTGCTGACTCTTATAGGCTTCAAAAGCCCAGTTATATTGAAACGGTTTGTAATAATTTCTTTCTTCTGTAAGCATTTTTTATCCTTCACAAGCTAAACACGAGTTTTCATCATCGAAGATAAAGTCTCTTAGTTTTTCATCCGACACGACGTCAGCACGTTTATACGCTTCACTTCGTGCATAATATAATGTTTTCATTCCTCTACGCCAAGCAAGCATGTGAACGTTATGTAGTTCTTGCTTACTGACGTCTGCGGGAAAGAATAGATTTACAGACTGTGACTGGCAAATATGCTGCTGTCGATCTGCTGCAAATTCTATAACCCACCGTTGGTCGAGTTCAACTGCTGTTTTAAACACATCTTTAGTATAGTCATCTAAAAAATCAAGATGCTGTACGCTTCCCTGATTCGTCATAATATCTTTCCAAACTTCGTCAGTATTCATTCCTAACTCATCGAGAGTATGCTCAAGATATTCATTCTTTACAAGACTTGTACCAGATTTTGTTTTCTGTGTGTAAGCATTGGCACGATAAGGTTCAATGCTTGGACTCGTATTGGCACAAATAATACTAGAAGAAGCATTAGGTGCGATTGCCATTAAATGAGCATTTCTTACACTCTGGTTTGGATCGTCCGGACAAGCTCCTCTCTCCTTCGCAAGTCTTTTGCTTTCTTCTAAAGCTTGGTGCTTGATATGAGCAAAGGCTCGATTATTAAAAGATTTTGCCATTGCACTTTCAAACGCAATATTATTACGCTGTAGATAGGCGTGGAATCCCATCGCACCAAGACCGATTGACCGCTCTCGATAGGCACTATACTTCGCTTTTGAAAGCGATGTAGGTGCATTATCAATAAAATAAGTAAGAACATTATCTAGCATTCGTACTAAATCAGGAATAAACTCGTCGATGTTTTTCCAAGAATCATACTCTTCGAGATTTACACTAGAGAGGCAGCATACTGCCGTTCTTTTTTCGTTTGTGGCAAGAGTAATTTCGGAACAAAGGTTTGAGTGGTGTACTTTTAACCCCAAGTTTCTTTGATACTCTGGCAATCCTGCATTAACGGCATCTTCAAACATAATGTAAGGTTCCCCCGTTTCAACACGGTTCTGAATGAGTTTCACCCAGAGCGCTTTGGCAGGAACAGTTTTAGTAACTTTCTTTGAATGAGGATCTATCAATTCCCAACTATCGTCGAAGCCTGGCTCTTTAGTCGCTTGCGCGATAAGTTTCATAAAGCTGTCAGGAATGACCACAGCATGATGCAAATTAGTGGACTTGCGATTAATATCTCCGCCAGTGGGCTTTCGTACATCAAGAAACTCTTCAATTTCTGGATGAGAAATATGTAAATACGCTGCATAAGAACCTCTTCTAGTTACACCTTGTGAAAAAGCGAGCATTTCGGCATCGACTACCTTCATAAAAGGAATTACGCCGGTGCTCTCACTTCCGTTACTTGTGCGGGAGCCTACGGAGCGAATATCGCTCCAGCTTCCGCCGACCCCGCCACCGACAGAGGAAAGAAACGCATTCTCTGTGTAGTGGCCTGTGAGACCTTCTCTACTGTCTTCAACATAGTTGAGAAAACATGAGATAGGTAAACCTCTTGTAGTTCCTCCGTTTGAAAGAACTGGCGTAGAAAACATAAACCACAGATTGCTTGCGTAATCATACAAACGCTGTGCGTGAGCATCATCATCTGCAAAAGCTTTCGCCGCACGTGCGAAAGCGTCCTGAGGCGACTTCTCTCCTTCAATCAAATACCTGTCTTCAAGTGTTTGTATACCGAATTTTGAGAGAAGACGATCTCTTCCATAATCAATTAACATTCATAAATTCCTTTACTTTACTGTCTATTTCTTCTAGACTATGCCCAGGATATTCTATTGCTTCGTCGCAATAGGTAATAAGATCCATCATTTTATAGTTTTGTAATATCAAATCGCCACTCTCGTTAAGGGCTTGAATATATTTATATCTTCCGTCTAAAGGTATAGCGTCATATATATCGAAGGCACTTCCATACTGATGAATAAGGTCTGTAGCTCTTTTTGGCCCTATTCCTGGAATACCGTCTATATTATCTCCTTTATCTCCGGTCAATACTTTATAGCTTATATACTCTTCTCTTGGGAAGTCAAAAAACTCTTCCCAGTTAAATACTGTAGTCTCTTTACGAGTAACTGTAGAAAATCGTGATACATATTCGTCAACAAGTAAATCCCAGTCACGGTCACTTGAAATGAGCCAGATATCATCTATTCCGTACTTTTCTCTATTTTTAACAACGTAGGCAGCAATATCGTCTGCCTCAACTCCCTGGTATCGAAGAACTAGAAACTTTTCTGAGAGAGTAATAAGTGTTCTCTCATATTCCTCAAAGAAAAGTCTTATTTCTTCTTTTTCTTTTTCAGTTTGATCTTTGTATCTTTCTTTTCGATTTTCTTTATACTGGGGACACTCTTCTTTTCTGTACTTACTATTACCCCAGTCTGCCGCAATAATAATGTTGCTGCATTCATAAGATTGAGCCAAACTCTCCACAGTTCTTAGATATTCTAGCTCAAACTCTAATTTTCCCTGATGCTTCCAACGAAAAGCAATGTTCATAGCATCTACTATTAGAACATTGTTGTTTTTTTCCATAATTTGATCTTTAAAACTAACCACCTATCCACTCCACTTTTTCTTGGTCTAGCCATTCTTCAGCTATCATTATATAACAATCTAACCAAGAAACATAAGTATACCTAGTATTTTCAGGTTTTAGAGTTGTTACTACAAACACTTTTGATCTTGAGTATTTAAAAAAGAGTAAAGGCTGCTGTAATTTTAATTCGGCTTGCTTTACTATTTTCTCCCACCACTGCAAAAGATAGTTTGTTTTGTTTGTAAATATTTTATCTGTAAGAGGAGACTTTTCATAGTTTTTTACTTCTATACAGAATAAATTCTTCTCGTCGGGAACGTATAAATCTCCTTTAAGATAAGAAAGAGCCCCCGAACTGGGGACTCTCTCAAACTGTAGGCCACTGGCATCTCGAAGCATATCTCTTACAAGATATTCCCCTCTCGCTCCTTTTGCTCTTGAATCTACCATTATGCTACCAACCTACTTATATTGCCTGATTTATGAACTTCTACTTTTTCTAATAATGGATGAGACCATCCATGATTTACTAGGTAGGTGTTCAATTCTTCTTCTAATAGAACTTCTACGAGTTTCTCCTTTCCTACCTCATCTAGAACTGTCATAACTTCGTCTAGGAATAATACATTGATACGACTTGAAGAAAGACTACTCATCAACTTACGAATCGCAAGAAGAGTGGCAGTATTTACTCTCGCCAGTTCCCCACTAGAAAGCGCAAGAATATCAATTATATTTCCATTGTCTGTAATTTCTACGTTTAACTTATCGTTATTTACGGCGAAATTCAGAGTAAAACGACCGTCTGAAAGTTCTGCGAGGTATTCACTCGTTAATTCTTCCAGTTCTTTCACAAGATTTTCGATCTTGTATGCTATTAGACCATTAGTACTAAAGGCTTTTTTAAGAATTTCAAGATTACCTTTTCTTTCAGCAATTCTACTATAACGAGTAGATACTTCTTCGAGTTGCTTCTCAAACTCTTCAGTTTGTTCGCTTATAACTTCAATCTTTGCGTTATAGGCTGAACGAGCTTCGTTCTCTCTCTGAAGTTTTTCAATATCGTTCTTTTGAGTTGCAATTCGATTACGAACTTGCGTAACTCTAATTTTAAGCTCTTCTTCGTCTACAAGAAGGCTCGGGAGAGAGTCGTCCACTGAACGATACAAATCCTCCCACTCTTTCTGTTTTGTAGATTTTAGCTTGAATTTCTCATTGTTTTCTTGAATTTCTTTAATTTTCTTCTGGATATCATCTTGTCTGTCTTTTTCGATTTTAATTTTTTCTTTCTCTCCCGAGATGTGTTTTTCTTTAAAATCGTAGTCAACGGATTGTTCACAGGTAGGACATACATTTTCCAGGTTCTCCATCTTTCGAATGACTTTTTCCGAAGAGCCGATCGACCCCGCTATAGCGCCTAGCTGTGACTGCAACTCATCATAAGACTGAAATTCAGATGCTTTGATAGCATTAATTTCAGAAATATTAATTTCTTTCAATAATTTTTTATACTGATTATTTTGAGAAATTTGTCGATTCGTTGATGAAATATTTTTAATTTCAGCCATAAGAGAACTTAATTCTTCCTCATCGTCATCCGACATTTTCGGTACTTTTACAAGTTCTCGTGGGGTAGTATCGGTCAAACGGTTATTTTCCAACCATTTTTCAATAGTCGAAATGCGACCTTCAAGCGTTGCAAATTCTTGCTCGACTTCTCTAGAAGCATCTTTGAACACATCAAAAAGTTTTACATACTTTTCTAGCCCTAACAAGTCTATAAGAAACTTCTTACGATTAGCATCAGTAGCAGTTAAAAAATTCAAACTTGCGTTTGTATTTTGGTAAACTACCTGAGAGAATGTTTTGAAATCAATTCCAAGAACTTCTTGTATGCTTTTATAAGTATTGGTGGCCGTATGACTGCCAATATCTTCTTCGTTCTTTAGAAACTTTACTTTAAGCGAAGACTTACGCTGAAGGTCTATTTCGTACTCATCTCCACCCTTCGAAAATGAAAGGTAGATTGAGTATCCATTATTTAATTCTCTGTTTGGAATATCGGCTTTCTTTATTCCTTTCGAGTTTTTATTAAATAACACTTCTTCCAGTATAAGAGGAATAGAAGATTTACCAACACCATTACTGCCCAAAATTTGGGTCAGTTTGCTGTCAGAAAGATCAAGCTCATTGCCCTCTCCATAAGAGAAGCAATTACTCCATTTCAAAGTTTTTAGCGTAATCATTAAATATTCCTAATATGTCTGGTATTTTTTCATCATGTATCTCTAGTACATACATTAGATACTCTACTAACTCTTCTCCGATTGTAAGCTCTTTGTCTAGTACAAGAGTAGCTTCAGAACTTCTTCTTACAACCTTCTTATCAAGGAGATCAGTAGAGGTTACTTTTGCAAGGTCACCAAGGTCTCCCTCTAACTCATATATAACGTGGTCATATAAACCATTTATCATATCAGCAGGGTCGGTTACTGTCTTCCGTAGTAGTTGTGGAAGCTCTAACTCATTCCAAACCCACTCCCAATATTCTGTATCTATAGTAATTACTCCCGTCGCTACTTTAGAACGATGGAAACTAGTTGTCATAGGACTACCAGGGTACACTATATTTTGTTGACAGTTTGAGTGAGAATGCAAATCCCCAGCAAAAACTATTGGAAATCGTTTAAATCTATCTAAATCAACCTCTGGAGTAACGTGAGGAGGTATTTCTCCGCGCACATGAGTAAACACGGGTAGAGACTTATTTAGCATTTCTATAGAGCTTTTCTTGTGTAAATCACAATAAGGCAAAATACTAAAGCCTCTCTCGTCCTCAAAAGCTTCATCTATTACATAGACCAAGGGGTTGAGTGAGTTAGTAACTTCTTTTAAAGCTGTGAAAAAAGTTTTATTCTTTTTCGTAGCTTCATGATTACCATCATAGATAATCGTTTCTATACTACACTTTTTTACAAAAGTAAAGTATAATTCTAATTCTTCGATTGTTGGTACTCTGTCGAATAGGTCGCCGCCAATAATATGCAAATCAGCATCGTCTTCCAAGATATGAATCTGATGAAAGAATGAATCATAGCGAGCACGTGCCCAGTTCAGGGGCACGTTTTTTTGACCTAATTTAATATGCCAATCGGCAGAGAATAGAATCTTCATTAGGCAACATCAAACTCATCTTCAATACTTTCATCGGTGTTTGAGTCTGCACCTGCACCCGCCGTCATAATTCTTTCCAATAACTCTTTCTGAGCATCGGGAGTAGGACGAGTTAGAAGTTCATCAATAGGAGTAGCGCTAGCCACAACATCTTTTTCTTCGTCTGTCAGAGCGCGAATAGCTTTCTGACACTTTAAAGTTTGAAGAGTATACTCAACATTGTATACGTTAGGACCGGTCTTAACACGCTTAAAGTGGATGTCCCAACCTGCTTCCAAGTCAGTAGGGTCGCCCAAATCTTCAGCAGCTACAAGAATCTGATCCATCAATTTTTTCTTTAGGTTAAATACTTTAGCTTTACCGTCAGAGGGGTCTATACACTGTACAGAATAAGACCAGCCACACTTCAAATCGGGAAAGTATTCACGAACCCAATCTTTTTCTTGGTTTACAAAAGCTTCTTTTTCTCGGTCAAAAGATAAACACTCCATAGGAATGTTTTTATCATTCTCACCTTTTACCCAATAGATATATCGAGGTAGAAGATCTCCGAAAAGACGAACACAGTTGTCCCCATTTTTATAAGTGTACTGCTCTAAAGAGCTTTTCTTAGCTCCCCCAGCGGATGAAGTAAATTTAATACCCATAGTTTTTCCTTTTAATGCGTGACTTCTTCCCAGCAGAAGAAAACTTCATCTTCTACACGAGAGAGTAGTCTGTTGTTGTCAATAATTACAGTAGAAACAGGCGATATAAGCATGTTTAAACTGCGTTTTCCTGTGGCTTCATATTCAGCATAGCTGCGAAAACTAGCGAGTGCCACATACTGTGCTAGCTCCGTGTCACCGAACTTGCTTCGGTTTGATAATATTTTTTCTGGGTGCAATAGAAAGCTATCGCCAGTCCAGTCTTTCTGAATCAAACGATAGATAGGATCCCGCACATTTTTAGGCAGGGTGGGGTAGGTTATATTTGCGATTAATGTAACTATAGCCGAAGAATTACCTTCCGTAGCTAAGTACATTTTTGCCCAATTATAAAAAATCACTACTATTTCTCGAAGTCAGACCGTATATTATACAGGGAAGATCTACAATTGTCAAGAACTTTTTTTCTCACATGTCCTTAAAAAACACATCATATTGTTGTTGTAAGTAATGCCCAAGACGTAATTTTGCTTGCTTCTCTGCGGTTTTTCCTTTTAAATTTATATCTACTATAACAGGATCTATCTTTCCAGGATGTTCCCTTATCACTCTCCCCACCAACTGTGTTAGTAGAGGAGTATTGTTTACAGGAGTAGCGAGTATTAGACAGCTTAAAGGATTTACGCTAATACCCTCTGAAAAAATACTCTGAGTTCCTAGAAGAATATCTACTTTTCCTGCCTGTACTCTTTCTATCTTTTTCTCTCGCTCCGCTAGAGGTACTTCTCCTGTTATAAGTTCGCAGTAGTCTCCTAAAGTTTCTTTTACTCTTTTGAGAAAATATACTCTGTCGGAGAGAAGTAATACTTTGTGTCCTTTCTTTCTATAAGCGGCGGCGAGAAAACAAATAAGTTTACCGTATTCTTCCTGAGCTACCAAATCGTTTATTCTGTTAGCCCAAGGTATTTTAGCACCGTCCATAAAACGTATTTTAGTTTGAATTACGTCTACAGAAGGTTGCATGTAATTTTCTTTGGGCGGAGTAAATCTCTTATGTCCAAAGTAGTCAGGCATCATTACATGCCTACCATCTTTTCTTTCTACCGTGCCAGATAAGCCTATCTTATATCGAGCATAGCTAGAGTCTACCAGTCGATTAAAGGTGTTTGCCGGTATATGATGACACTCATCTACAATTAGCGTTCCGAAAGTTTTAGTAATCTGTTCTTTGATTTTATACAAAGTCTGCACATTACCGACAACAATCGGAGCACTAATATTGTATTTTCCTGATCCTATAACTCCAGGCTCTATGCCAAAGACTTTTCTTATCTCTTTCTCCCACTGAGTTCTTAGTGCAACAGTGTGAGTAATAATTAGAGTCTTTTGCTTTAGCTTTCCAGCGATTGCGAGTGCGGTAAAAGTCTTTCCCCAAGATACAAAAGCATTGATAACAGCATTGTCGTTAAGCTGGTCATAGACTTCTTGTTGACTTTCTCTCAGGTCAAACCTAAACTCAGGGAAGTCTACAGGAACTTCTATTCTTTTATCTTTGATTTCATATCCTGGGGGAATAAGATCGGTTCTTCCAACAGGTATAGAGATAAGATTACTATTCAACCTTCTCAAATTTTTTACATACTGAGGAGGAGCATCTCTTCTATAGCTCTCTATTTTATATGTAAGTGCCTTATCAATATCCGCAAGAGCGGAAGGCTCTATATCCATATAAATTCTATTGGAAATAACCGCTTTCAAGCTTTAGTCCACATCTCGTCTTTTAAATTTCTTTCTTGTCTTTCTTTTCTTAGAGTAACTTGGAAATTTTCGACATCAACTAGTCTTCGCTGTAGCATCTCTACCCTGCTTACCAGTTGGTCTATTTTACGTTCTAAGCTCTCCATTTCTATATTGCTTTTCATTGTATTCCTTCTTTATACTTTTCTACTAAATAATTTTTTACAAAGTCAGAACGCACAATATCATTAATACCAAACTCAATAAAATCAAACTCTTTCATATTCTTTATAATTTTTATAAAGTCTTTCAAACCACTATTTCGTAAATCTGTCTGAAAAAAGTCTCCACAAAAGATAATTCTACAGTTTTGCCCAACTCTTGTGATGATACTATCAAGCTCATGAAAAGTCATGTTTTGGCACTCATCTACAATTACTACTGAATCAGAGAATGTAGTTCCTCTAATATAAGAAGTGGTTAAAAAATTTATAATTCCTTTTTGTTTCATTTGCCCATAAGGATTATCTCCTCGGCTAAACAATTCCTGCATAATATTTACATAAGGATTTTCATATACTTTTGATTTTTCATCTTCCGTACCTGGAAGAAAACCCATTTCTCTTGTAGGCACTGCACTACGAACAAGTAAAATCTTATTGTATACATCTTTCTGTAAGTCATCAAGAGCAAGATATAGGGAAATATAAGTTTTCCCCGTTCCTGCGCATCCATGAAGCATTAAATGTTTGTCAGACTCAAACACTTCAAGCTGACTTTTTGTTAAAGGTTCTATTTCTTTTAAATAAAAATTAAGACTAGATAATACGTCTCTTTTTCTTCTTGGCATTAAATCTTCCTTTTTGTAGTGTTTTCCTTGCGTTCTGAAAAACCATACAGTAGCCAGGGCCATTTTCTTAGATACAAGACTTGAGCCCAATCTTTCCCTACAGGAGGGTTTGAAACTAAGAAAGCGAAATTTACTCCATGCAACCATATTCGGGTGTGAGTATCCATTTGCTCTCTTTTTTTAATCTTGTGGCTTATCACATTCTGCCACCTAGTTTTTTGATAGGAAAAAACTATTCCATTTGTGTCAATTAATATTGGAGGATTTTCATATAGAAGATCAGAAAATTCTAGGTAAGTCTTATTCAATCTCTTCAACTTATGAGGAGTTTGAAGCCTTCTTATGCCGAGAGTATCTCCTTTCTGATTTTTATCATCTATTACTAGATT